CTGTTTAATGAGCGTATTCTCTGCATCAGATTTCATCTCAAACGAAAATGTAGTCCGCATCATTTTTCCTCTTGGTTCTTTGTCATAATAGAGACAATTCCGCTTATGCTCCCAACAATCGCCACCTTGTGAATAATGCTTTTTACATGTAAGGCATTCTGATTCCATCATTTCACCTCATTCGCTTTTGCTACCTGTAAGCACTGAATCATGTAATCTATCTTTTCTCCTGTGTCCATGACTACTCCTTTACCTCATATCTGCTTTCGCATATTGCAAAAAACTTTCCGTCATGCTCTTCGCAATATCTTTTCAGCACTTCCTCGCAAGAATCATGATTGTCAATTTCCTCTTCGTGAACAACCGTTCTTTTTTCGTCTATTACAAGGCAACAGGTTTTCTTCACAACTTCAATTTCTTTCTTTTCATGGTCTTTCTTGTACTGTTTGAGGACTTCGATATATCGTTCAGGATGTTTTACCGCTAATTCATTACAGGTAATACCCGTGCCATTGTTATAGGCACTCAGCTTGCAACGACTGCAACTCCTTCCCTCACACATTTCGCCTCTAAGTATAATTGCTTCTTCCGCTGTCAGTTCGTCCTCTACTAATCCCTCAAGCATTTCATCTGTCCACGCATAGTCATCTTCTACAACTTTGTAGTAACCTTCATGCACGGATGTAATCGTTACAATCTTTTTCTTTAACATTTCATCAATTACACATAAGCCACCATACGGCACCGATGTTTTTAAGTCACTTCTAATCTTTACTTTATCTCCTGCTTCGTATTTCATTTCGTGCCTCTCTTTCTCAGTTTTTCTAACAGATTTTTTCTCTTCTGTTTCTTCTCTTTCCATCGTCTCAGGTACTCAATCTGCGCCTGATCCTCTTTCTCTTGTCTGTTCATGGTCTTTATCCCTTGTACAGTTTCGGAAGTGGCATCCATGCTGTCACCTTGTACGGTGAACAACCGCCATGTCCGTTTGAATATCTGTCCCACTCAAGGTAACCATACTGTCTATCAAGCCAGTGCTTTTCCTCATCCTCATCAAATACCTTGATGTAACATCCAACACTGTATTCTCTGTATCCGCTACCGCTCTTGGATGCGATTGTTGTAAGGACATCACTTTCATCTTCTGGGAGTCTTTCCGTTACCGGAATCCATCTACAGTCCTCATCGGCATCATCAATCTTGCACATCTTCTCGACATACTTTCTGACATTCTCGGTTGCCAGTAGGATTCCTTCATCCTTGCGATCAGGGTTCAGCTCATCCGCTCTTTCTCCCTTTAGTTCTTCCTCAGCTTCATTCAGCCATGAAAGAAACTCTTCTGCATCAATCGTTTTCCCCATCTCTTCTCCTTTCGCTTTTCGCAACATATTCTCCGTAGCTCATACCATGCTGCTTTGCTTCAGCTGCGACTCTTACTAATTCGCTTCGATACTTCGGTTCTTTTGCGCCTTTTACTTTCTTTGGTTTGGCTTGCTTTCGTTTCATTGCCAGTTCCTTTTTCTGTTCAGGACTCAAGGCTCTGTATCTTGCCTTTCCTCTCTCACAACACTGTCTTCGGCTTCTTTCTTCTCCGCAAGCCTTGCTACAGCACTTCTTCCGGTTGCCGACTATCTCAAATTCTTTTCCACAGACTGAGCATACCGCCCAGCCTTTATTTGCTTCTGCCATTCTTAATCACCTTCCTAGCAACTTACTTTCCAGATCATCCATGTCGTAATGTCTTCTCTCAAAGTTGTTATTGTTCTTCGTTGCTGGTTTCTTATCGTGCCGTTCATCATACTTTCCTTCAAGCACCTTCACAAAGTTGTTCGGATTGATAAACCAATCGAAGTTCAGTGAGAATCTCGCATCTGTCTTTCCCTGAAGGAAGTCACTCTGTTTGACCTTATCAACAGCTTGTATCACTTTCTCTTCTCCGAATTGCTCAAGTAAAGCAATCAGTGAAGTGCATCTCTTAGAACCCGGGTTGATGCGGTAAATCATTTTGATTCCGTAAGGCTCTAGCTGATTCCATGCATCGATGATGGATTGAATGCTATGCTGCTTTATAGATACGTTAGTATCTATATATTCTTTCCTTCTTCCTTTCTTCCCTTCTTCTATTGTTGTCACTTGCTTGTCACTTGCTTGTCGGTTGCTTGTCGGTTGCTTGTCACTTTGCGTGTCACTCGATTGATACGAACAGTAATTATTTACCGTAAATACGCTGAATTTGTTATATTTTTTGCTTGTCACTTCGCCTGTCGATTCTAGGTGTTTTATTGCTGTTCTTATCTCTCTAACTGAAAGGTTGGTTTCTTCAGATAATTTGGCTAAAGAAGATACGAATGACCCCCTTTTTATCTCAATTCCTAAGAAAAATCCGTCCTTCCAGTTCGCTTTTAAAAGCATGTGTATGAACAATCTGGAAGTGTTTTTGTCTTTGTACCACCCCCACTCGAGAAGTGACCGATTAATCTTTATGTAATCGCCTTTCATATAATTTCATCCAATCTTCCATTGTCATTGTGACCAGCCAATCCTTGTGATTCTTCCGATGCATTACCGTAGGCATTTCGCCCTCTCTCGCATCGTTTATGGACTGTTCCACAGCTTCATAGATGTTAAGCTTCTCTACCCTCTTGCACTCAATATGGATGCCAGGAAGACCGACTACATCTGCATCTCCATTGGATCCACAGAACTGCTGCCCTCTCCGGCAATCATATCCGTATCTGTCTTTAAGCAGATTTGCTAATTCTCTTTCTCCTTCTTTCCCTTTTCTGTTCGAGTTCATTGTCTACCTCCATGTTGCAGTTCTTGGCTGTTCGCCTTGCTGTTTTTAATGCCCAGCCGATACTCTTCAGCCGGCTTTCTTCTTGTCTGATGTACTTCATCAGCATCATTCTCTCTTCTAAGATGTTCATGTCTGGAACGAAGTACCCTCTTCCATCTTGCATGTTGAGAATTGGTATATCTCGTCTTGCATAATGGATCATGTCTCTAATTGTTCTATCGTCTATACCGGTCAGATCAGACAGCTCAGCTCTTGTAATTGCTCTGTCATGTCCGGTTCTGATGTAATCTAATATGTCAATATCGTAAGTCTGCATTGTTCTCCTTTCTCTCCCCGGACAAGCCGAGGAGACGAATCATCATGGCTCTGATTAAGGATTGTGACATACTGTTTCAGTCAGCCATTAGGAGTTTATATATCAACCTTATCCGCTAGGTTAATACCGGTTATAGCCAAGACTTTCCGAATACCTCTCTGAACTCTTCTCTGCTGCCTATATGCTCTTCAAAATGTTTCTGAGCCATCTGCTTAAGCTGTAAGTCCAGTCCGTGATTCGGATTGTCATGTACGCTCCCCTTCTGAAATTCATGTAAATACGGTGCTAGGGGAATCACATATCCGTATCTCTCTGATAGTTTTCGTCTGCTTCCATAGAAGATATGGTGAATATGTGGATATGGATAACCAGTAAAGTAGCAGTGGTTCATATCTTCTGTGAATACGCTCTTCAATCGTTTAGCCAATATCCACGCCATACCTTTCTTTCAGTAATCTCTTTTCATCCGGTGTGGCAATCTCTGATGCTGAAAGTCCTGCTTCTTTGCAACTTGTAATAAGTCCATCAATGAGCCTTGCCATCTCTGATGTATCGTAGGTACTTGAACCTCTCAACAACTTGTACGTTCTGTACATGATACCGTCCAAGCCTTGCCTTACTTGTGATGTCGGCATCAGATGATATTCTGTTGCTTGCATCACTTTCTTTTCTGCATCTTCCGTATCCGGTACTGTCATGTATATCGGCTTTCCTTCAATGATCTCCGGCTCTCCGTAATGAATCAGCATCAAGTTATGCATTTCTGCATTAGATGTGTTCATTACCTTTGCAAGCTTGGTGAGTAGTACCCAGTAGTAAGCATTTGCATCAAGACTTCTTTTCTTCCTGTATGGCTTTATTTCAAGGCTTAAAACCTCTTTGCCTTTCAATTCCTCGTAAGTCTCAAGAAAGTCCTCATTTGGCTCAAATAGAATGGTCAGACGATGCGTTACGAAGTCGATGATTGGTTCTTTGAGCTTTCCGGTGAAGCGCATTACTCATCACCATACTTCTGTTTCAATGCATTGAGCATCATGGCTGCTTCTTCCTCTGTTAGTTCTTCCCAAGTCTTTCCGTTTCCAGCAACCCAAGCGTCTCCATCGACACCGTGACTTGTACATATCTGCTTGATTGTTTTGATTTTTGCAGCGGATGCACGTTTTTTTAATGTTTCCGGAATGAATGGTTCGTTGTAGTTCTCTTCTTTCAGCCACAGATCAAATCCTAGTCCAGTATGGATAGCAACACACTTTACAAATGCTCTGCACATGCTGTTCCATACTCTCTGCTGTGTCATTGAATTATCCTTTACCGGATTACTTCCATTCATTACGGGTGTCTGCATGAAGTACGTGTTCTCATCAATAACAACCTTTATCAGTGTCTCGTAACATCTGTTTTTATTTCCATTCTTATCGGAGAACTCTACATCTGTCTTTCTAAGGCTGCTACCGGTTACTGGATCCGGTACTGGTTCCCAGTAAACCTTGTCTGCTCCATGCATTCTCAAAAGGTTGATACATGTTGCCCAGTTTAGATAATCAAGTCCGTCTCTTTTCTTACAGTACTTCTTGATATCTACATTTCTAAGTTCTTCGTAGCTTTCAAGTGGCATTACAATCCGCTCCTTTCTTCATCTATCCAGTCGCCGGAGAAGAACCACTCAACAAGTTCTTTTCTAAACTCTTCCTGGTCTTCCTCTGCTCCTTTCAGGCAACGCTTCAACGCATAATCAAATGCTTCCTCTTCTGTTACGATTGTTCCTTCTTCCGGTCCGATGCCTCTATAAACTTTCATGTTTCGTCACCCCAATGATGAGTTTCACGGTATCAAGTTCAACGAATCCACCCTTCTTCTCAGCTTTCTCAATGTAAGCTTTAAGTGTTTCCATGCGTGCATCTATCTTGCACAGCTCTATAAATTTATCTACACTTACCTCTAATGTTTTTTCTCCCATTGCTTTCTCCTCTCTGAAATGTTATTATTAAGTTGGTTTTATAGCCGAGTGCCTGAAGGTTGCCGCCTTTATCATGGCACTCTTTTTTAATATCCGAAGATAACCCATGTTGCGATTCCTAAGACAACTACCAATACCATCGCAACTACTGTCATAACCGCTGACGTTGTTTCTTCTCTGTCATCATGCTCAATTCTTCTTGGCTGTCTCTTGGTATTAACTATCTGGATTGCTCTTCTTTGGATGTCGATCATATCGATCTGATTCATTTTTCTCACCTTCTTTCTGAAATGATGCACACGGAATACATCTGCTTCTTTCCATGCATCTGTTTCTCTTTTTGCAGTAACTACAATCTCTCATATCACTTCCCTACCGATCTTCGCCTTTTCCTCATCAGTGATTTTGAGTACCCTTAGGATTTCTCGTAATTCACTGATTCGGATATTATCCGGCTGACTTAATCTCTGGTACAGAGTGCTCGGTGGGATACCAGTCAGTTTTGAAAGCTTCTGAGTATCGATAGCTGTCATAGTCTTTCCTGACTCGATGATTGCAAGAAGTGTTCTGTTCTGCCTTTCCCTGTCAGATATTTTTAATTTTGGCATCTCTTCTCACCTCTCTAGTCTTCATAATTGCGTGGAATCATGTCCTCTGTCAGTGCGTAGAAATCGCTGAGGTACGCTCCGTCTTCTGTGATACTTAAATCAACAGCAACGTTGTTCTCGTTCATCAGCATGATTCTCAACGCACACTCTTCTCCGATTGTTCCGTTGCCGACTGCTAAGACCTTAAAGCCTTTCAATGCGTGCAGCTCTTCAGAATCTCCATTGACTCTCTTATTGATAATCTTTTTCTTCATTGCTTTCACCTCTCTTCATCAGTACCCCTTCCCTTTCCAGTAGATTACCTTGTAATTTTCTTGTTTAATTTCTACCAACCTCTTCCTTTGCTTTTTCATCCGTGCTAAAATATTTCAAAATCATACTAGGAGGGTTAACGATGTATTTTCTGCTTATTTTCCTTTGCATTATCATTTTGAAATTTTTACTAAATCTTTCAAGGTATATCACCACTTGTGTTTGCATCAAAAAATATGCTTCAAATTCTGCAAATTTAGAACAATTGATTCCATTTGTGGAACACGTTTGGGATTCAGCAAAAACAAACACCTTGGTGATGATTGAATACGCTTCCAGTACTGAATACGCTAAACTCTCTGACTTATTATGTGATATTTCGTATTCCAAACGAATAAACTCGACTTTTAATCAAACTATTGGCGTATACAAATTTCGTATGCTTCAATGCATTAACCCTTTTTACTGGATTTTCTTGCCACGGTATATTTTTAGTTTTCTTGATGTTCAGCCCTCAAAATCGATCATTTTGTTATCGACTCTTGCGTACTGGATTCTGTCGACTGTCTGTGCATATCTTCTTGAGTTGTACTTAGACAGTCATTTTTCTGATTTCTTTCACAATATAGTCGATATACTTCCATGAGGAACTTTCTAATCTGGTTCCTCTCCGCCTCTTTTCTGCATGATCTCAGACGAATTGTTTCATCAAGCATTGCCTGATACATCAAAGCATTTACTTTTTCATCACTGGTATTTGTTAAAACTGACTCATGAACAATTCTGTTCATTTCTTCTCTCCTTTCTTTTTACACTTACTTATTGATTTTCCCAATACTCAGCCCTATACTTTTCTTACAAGGTATTGCCGTACCTTAGTTTGCAAGAAAGGCAGGTGAATATATTGAAATCGTTTGAAGAATTTTGGTCTTCTATCACAGAAGATAAATTAAATGCTATCGTTGATGCCGCTAACGAACGTTCTAAAAATGTCAATCCAAGTGACATCGGAACTCAAGTCGGCATCCAAAGTATCATGATGACAAAACAGATTCTTAATCTTTATCATGATTGGCTTTCAGAACAGCTTGAGAAATAGTTTTTTTATCAAGCATCAGTTTAGAGTTGGGCTTCAAATTATTTTTGATGATTTGAAGCTCTTTTCTTATCTCTTTAAGCTCATCACTTATCTTGATAAGCTCTGATAATATACGTCTCATTTTCTCATCTCCTTTTTCGTGTTGCAGTTGAGTTTTTCTCAACTTTGTGAGTAAAAAAATATGCATGAATATCTGAACTAGGTATTTCAAGAATATCTATAACATTTTCCATTTCTTCTTGTCCCCAATCAACAACATTATTCAGTTTATTGCTAACTGAAGTTTCCGATATTCCAAGCTTTTTTGAAAATTCAGATTGTGTTCCATACATTTCTTTTATACGTCCTCTCAGCTTCCTATAATCGTAACAATGAGGCATCTTTTCATCTCCTTTCTGTTGAGTTTTTCTCAACTGAGTTTAGAATATCATCTCTTGTGTCTCTTGTCAATATAGTTTTTAAGTTTTTCTCAACTTTTTTAAATATATATTGATATTTACTCAACTTTGATTTATAATTCAATCAAAGAT